TTTGACTACCGCAATGGGTACTGCATCCGCAGGATTTTTCGGAAATAACTATAATGGTAGTAATGGATTCTTTGGATTTAATCCTTATTCATTCATGGAACCAAGATGGTTTATTAAAGAGGCGAGAAACTTTGTAGATGAGTTTGATAATGATAACTACTATGGTAATAGATCTAGAAGATATAGTATTATTCCGTACAACTACAGCAATGCTGATTCAGGAAAATACTATAGCAGCTATATGACTGGTTACAGTAATTACTACAAATAGATTACCCTTTACAAATGACCCTTTTTATGATATAATAGGCTTATTAAATAGCATAAATAAAGTTAATCCGCTACTATCAATAGTGGCATACTACGCTTAGGACCGTAGTTAATCATCAGCATGCTGATGACATCCGAGAAGATGTAAAACTATTTTTTAATAATAAGAGGTAAGAAGTATGTTAGATAAAATAGTAGGATGGATGAAAGGCGCAACTGAAGCAGGTGTAGCATTGATTGCATTAGCAATCGTATTACAAGTAATCTTTGGTGGTACAGTTCCGTTTATTGGTGGCGACATCATCGGTACAATCACGGGCATTGTTGCCCAGCTAGGTGCTCAAGGCTTAGTTGGTTTAATCGCAGCACTTGTATTGTATAAAATCTTCAATAAAGACTAATATAATAATGATCCACTAGGTTTTGTCGGGGGGGTTTCCCTATATCAATTTTAATCCCCCCTTTTATTAAAAAGGATACTATCCTCCCAATATCGGTAGTATCCTTTTTAATAAGATTATGGAATTATTATGAAGAGCGTATTTGAAATAAACAGTAAAAACTATATAAGCAAAAGCATGTTCTTTGATGAGCCTGTTGACATTGCTAGATACGACTCGGTTAAATATCCAGCCATACAAAAGTTAACTGAAAGAATGATCTCATTCTTTTGGACACCTGATGAGATTGATGTAACTAAAGATAAGATAGATTTTAGTAAACTAACAGAATCAGAGAGACATATCTTTACTGCCAATCTTAAGCGACAGATCTTATTAGATTCTGTACAAGGAAGATCCCCAAACATTGCCCTATTACCAATTGTCTCATTGCCAGAAGTTGAGATGCTAATAGAAACATGGTCATTCTTTGAAACAATTCATTCTAGATCTTATACTCATATCATTAGGAATGTCTATCCTAACCCATCTGTTGTATTCGATGAGATGACGACTATCCCCGAGATAGTTGAATGCGGTGTTGATGTATCAAAATACTATGACGATCTTATTAACTTTGAAGGAACCTATGGCTCATACGAACACAAGAAGAAATTATATCTTTGTATGCTGTCTATCTTTATGCTGGAAGGCATTAGGTTCTATGTATCATTTGCATGTTCATGGGCCTTTGCAGAACTTAAGAAGATGGAAGGCAATGCTAAGATTATTAAATTAATTGCAAGGGACGAGAATACCCACTTGTCGGCTTCTATACATATTATCAAAAGTCTGATTAAAGAAGATTCAGATTACGTTAAGATCAAAAAAGAAACGACTGATGAAGTAATGAACATGTTCATGAATGCTATCGAACAAGAAAGAGATTGGTGCGATTATCTATTCCAAGGTGGTTCTATGATTGGCTTGAATGCCGGTTTATTAAAAGAGTACATTGAATGGATAGCCGCTAAAAGAATTAAGACAGTGGGATATACTGTACCGTACCATGTTAGTCAAGCTAATCCGTTACCATATACTGAAAAATGGATTGGCGGTGGTAATGTACAAGTAGCTCCTCAGGAAACAGAGATCACTAGCTATGTAGTAGGCGGGGTCAAACAAGATGTTGAATTAGAAATGTTAAAGGGGTTGAGTTTATGAGTACGAATATTATTTGGACAACTAAGTATTGTCCGTTTTGTGATAAAGCAAAAGAGTTGTTAACTAATGCTGGTATTATTTATGAATCTAGATTGGTTGATGAAGACCGGTGGACTTTAAATGACCTACTAGTATATGCACCTGAGGCCAGAACATACCCTCAAGTCTTTTTGGGTAATAAACATATAGGCGGTTGTGATGACCTTGAATATTATTTATCTGTCCAGGACATGGGTGTAGATGGTTTGTAGAAATTGCGGAGAAGAGTACAAGGTACTAGTCGATAATGATAAAGAATTTGTGACAGTGGAAGAGGTGGGTGTGGATATATCATACTGTCCATTCTGTGGATGTGAATGTGATGACTGGAGAGACAATGAAGATGGCGAAGGATACGGGTGAAATGGACTTATGAGGGAGAGGAATTTATTTCCGAAATGGTGGGTGAGTATTATGGTTTTGTATATCGTATTACTAACTTACGGAATGGACATGATTACGTGGGTAGAAAATACTTTAAAGCTAAGCGGAAATTAAAGCCACTCAAGGGAAGGAAGAATAAAAGAATCAGAATAGTAGAAACCGATTGGCAAGACTACTGGGGTTCTTCCGACAGATTAAAAAAAGATATTGAGTTACTAGGCAAGGAAAACTTTAAAAGAGAAATCATACACTTGTGTAAGTCAAGGGGTGAAACAAATTACATGGAGGCCCATTTCCAATTCAAGGAACAGGTCCTCTTACGTGAAGATAATTATAATGGCATAATCGCTATCAAGCTAGGATATCGAGGATTGCAAGACGTGGAGATAGATGATGGTATTGATTGATTTTAATGGTATAGGTATTGGTTCTGTAATGGGACAGTTAGGCAGGGGAGTTACTTTATCTGATGGCCTTATTAAACATGTTATTCTAAATAATATTAGGATCTATAGAAATAAGTTTCCCAAAGAAGAATACGGGAGATTAGTTATTTGTTGTGACTCATATAACAACTGGAGAAAGGAAGTATATCCAGAATATAAAGCTAGAAGAAAGAAGACTAGAGATACTGATAAATTTGATTGGACAGAAATATTTAGACTAATTGATATCACCAAAGAAGATATCCGGAACAACTTTCCATATCCAGTGATTGAAGTTAATCGTGCTGAGGCAGATGATATCATAGGGGCACTGACTGTATTTGGAACTAGACCATTGCTAGCGGAGAAGGTTGCTATCGTATCAGCAGATAAAGATTTTATCCAGTTGCATAGACACGGAGATGTTATTCAATGGTCCCCTCTATTTAACAAGTGGGTTAAGGAAGACGATCCAACTCAATATATCTTTGAACACATTCTTAAGGGCGACTCCGGAGATGGAGTGCCAAATATTCTTTCACCTGATAATTCATTCACTGATAGTATTAGACAAAAGCCTATGACGAAGAAGAGAATGGCTGAGATAAAAGAGAATATGCACCAAGATAAAATGGGCCTAGATAATACTATATTCAAAAACTTTGTTAGGAATACAACCATGATACATCTAGACAGAACACCAGAAGATTTAAAAGAAGAATCGATTAGACAATTTGAAAATTATAAATACCCTAATAAAGGAAATGTATTAACTTATTTGATAGAGAACGATATGAAAATGTTAATTGAATGTGCGGGGGAATTCTAATGGAAATATGGGAAGTCTTAGCCGCAGTAGATAAACAAAAGTCAAGGGCCGGTAAAGCTAAGGTCTTAATGGATAATGACACAGTAGCTTTAAGAAGTGTGATGAGAATTAATTTTGATCCCGATCTTATAATCTATGTATCTGATGATTTAGAATGGACACCTGCTCCTCATTCTGGATGCTGGTACACAACTCTTAAAAACGAAACTAGAAACCTTGTTCCATTAGTCAGGAAAGGTGCAATGCCTCAAGAGCGGGCAGACTATAAATTTATTTCTATCCTAGAATCAATGGATCCCAGAGATGCTAATATATTAATGAAGGCCAAGGACAAGAAACTTAAAGTCAATGGCCTTACCCTTAGGTTAGCAGAAGAGATCTGGGGTCGTAGGATATTTAACTAATGCCAACATACGATTTTTTAAATACCGAGACAGGTAAAATCTGGACTGCAACAATGCCGTATGATGACAAGGAAGCCTACATGAAAGAAAACAACTGTAGAGCTTATTTTAAAACAACCCCGACATTAATATCTTCTGTAGGCGATGTATGGTCTAAGACAGATGAGGGCTTTAAGCGAAGAATGAAGGGGATTCACAAAACTGGTGGGAGTCAATCAAAACTTGAATAGAAAACAAAAGAAAGTAAGACTAGAAGATTTGCCAAACCTTGAGCCGAGAAATTCAAATCAGCGACGAGCTATAGAATCATTTGATCATAAAAATTTGATACTATCAGGATTCGCCGGAACAGGAAAAACATACTTGGCTTTATCATTGGGATTAGAAGCTGTACTTGACAAATCTACTCCGTACTTAGATATGATTATCGTTAGATCAATTGTACCAACAAGGGATATCGGATTCTTGCCCGGTGATGAGCAAGAAAAGAAAGATGCTTATACTGGACCATATCGATCGATATTCCAGGAGTTATTTAATTGCTTAACCGCATGGGATAACTTAATGTCTAATAATTTATTACACTTCGAGAGCACTTCATTCATACGCGGTATAACATATAACAATGCTATTATAGTAGTTGATGAAATGCAGAACCTAAACTACCATGAACTATGTTCTATTATTACTAGGGTTGGCAAACACTGTAAGATCATATTCTCAGGCGACTTCCATCAATCTGATTTCAAACAAGATAAAGAGAAGAATGGCCTTAAAGATTTCTTAATGATTATGGACATGATGCCAAATCATTTTGAAGTAGTTAACTTTGGTGTAGAAGATATTGTCAGATCAGGATTAGTAAAAGACTTCTTAATTTGTGAAAGCAAATTTAAAGATGCTAACAAATAAACAAAAGTTCGAAGGCCTAATATACACCTTCAGAGATAGAATGGATTTTGTCCATTACATGGGCGGGTGCGGCGGCGAATATCTGATGTGTGTTATATCAAACCTATCTGACGATTATCCATCAGTAGCAATGGAAGGACAATTCCAAGATAGTAATAGTATTACTGTCAATAGGTGGAGATATACCTCCGGGAAATATGATCCGTTCAAAGGATTCTTTCTATCAGTATCTAAGAAAGCTAAACACAATTGGCTATATAATTCTGGAATTCAATTTGATACTGTAGAAAAACTGTCCGATTTATTTTTAGAGATGTATAATGAAGATCAACAGAATGATCTCATTAGGGATGTCACGACCCATTTTGATTTACATAAAAGAATGCTAATTAGAAGTCATGGTCATTTTATTGGATTTGCAAATATTTTCCCACTGACTTTAATAAGAAATATTACAATAATACCAGAATCCCATATATGGTATAAGTATATTAAGTTGTTGGTCATGATTAAAATAAATTTGGTTCCGTTTGAAGTAGTACCAAAGACAAAGGAAAGCACTATTTTATTAAATAACTTTGTTTGGCCTAGCTGGGGTTTAGCTAAGAGAGTTTATGGGGAAGATAATATTATCCCAAAGTTGGATTATAAAGAAAGAGTTGATTGTCTATTAGAGGGGTGTTCTGTAATCTACAGTCATAGTATTATAGGTTTAATAGATCCATTAGCCTTAGGCTATAAAATGAGCTATGATAGATCATTAAAGAAAGTGCTATCGGTAAATCCAGTTACATTTAATAGTAAGGATTATTTATGGAATAGAACCCCGGTTGGAAAGGTTACCCAAGAATTACAATTTAGATCAGAAAGTATTAAAAAATGGGAGAGATGTAAACCGATAGTAGCATCAGTTAGAGGGGAAGCCCATAGAAAGTTTATAGGATTAAATGAATTTTTATTTGGCGATGCAGCACCTACTATATTT